TGCAGTTCCAAGATAAAATTAAATTTGTTGCTCAAGAACCAAAAGTTGGTGCATCTGCAACAGCAGTTATTTCTGGATTCGGGACTATTTCTTCTGTTGTAATATCTGACGGTGGTGTTGGGTATAGCACTGCAACAGTAAGTTTTGGTTACACCTCTGCGTCTAGAGCATTTGGCACAGTAACCATAAGTGCTGGCGGAACTGTCACTGGTGTTGCAATCACCTCTCCTGGAGTTGGTTATACATATACAAGCGTACCTACTGTTCTTATATCTCCTCCAGGACATACCGAAGAAGCATGTAGTGTAAATACTTATTCGGGTGATAATGGTATTATTGTTGGATTTGGAACCACTGCTGGTCCTAAATTTATCTTTGACATTCATATTCCATATGATTCTTTCCTCAGAAACACGGTTGTTGCTGGAACTGCAGTAACAATTACTTCTATTCAGTCAAATGATTACTTCATGATTAAGAAGTCTAATGTTGGTATGGGAAATACATTTGATGGAATATACGAGGTCTCTAGTGTAGAGACATTAGAGAGAGATGTTGTTGGAATATCAACGACAGTCAAGAGATTGTTTGTTGATGCTACCGTTGTTCCTTCAGGATACAGCACTGGAATCACAACTTCTGATACTGGTTTCGGTGACTTTAGTTGGGGAAGAATTGATGTTTCCTCAAGAGATCTCACAAGTTCTTACACTGCATACACTTCTGGTATAACTACTTCAACTAGAGTCATTAGAACAAACTTCTTGAAGTCTAAAAATTATACCGCAAACTCCTAATAAATAAAGAAAAACCTGCGTCAAATGGCTGCTATTATAACGGATCAGATTAGGATATTAAACGCAAAGAATTTTATTGCTGGAGTGAATAATTCCAGCAACTCTTATTATTCTTTTGTTGGTCTACCTAATCCTGCAGATTATCAAAGTGATTGGGATAATGATCCTCCTGCACCTAAAGATAATTTCGATCAAGAGAACGATTATTGGGATACAATGATTGCTCTCAAGAAAATCGAAAGTTCTGATGCAAATCAAGTGGTTCCAAAAAGAACATGGAATTCTGGTACTGCTTATGACATGTATCGTCATGACTATAGTAGAACTAATACGGCAAAGATTTCTGGGTCAACTTCATTATATCTTGCAAATTATTTTGTAATGAATAGTGATTTTAGAGTCTACATTTGTCTACACAATGGAATAGACCCAGACAATCCTACAGGAAAGGCATCTTTGGATGAACCAACTTTCACTGATTTGGAACCAAGAAGTGCGGGAACTAGTGGAGATGGATATATTTGGAAGTATTTGTATACTATTAAACCTAGTCAGGTAGTAAAATTTGAGTCTACCCAATATATGCCCGTTCCGGCAAATTGGGGAACTGCAACTACTAATGCAGCAGTTAGAGATAACTCGATTGATGGTAGCATCAAAATTGCAACTATTACCAATCGTGGAGTTGGTTTAGGAACAGCAAATGCAACTTATACAGGAGTTCCTATTAGAGGAGATGGAACTGGAGCAGAATGTACTATTGTAATCAATGGTAATCAACAAGTAGGGCAAGTAATTGTTTCTAATCAGGGTTCTGGGTACACTTATGGAAATATTGATTTGGTTGCTGGTGGAGTTCCTACAGGAACCACTAGACCAACCTTTGATGTAATCATTCCTCCACAAGGAGGACATGGTGCAGATATTTACAGAGAATTGGGAGCATACAATGTTCTTCTCTACTCTAGAATTGAAAATGATAATGAAAATCCAGATTTTATTACTGGAAATCAAATATCTAGAATTGGAGTTGTAGAAAATCCAGATCAGTTTGGTTCATCCTCAAAATTGGAATTGAGTAAGGCATCTGCTGTAAGTGCGCTTAAACTGGTAGGAACTGGATACAGCACTGCAACCTTTACAGCAGATGCATATTTTACCCAAACAGTATCCACAGGATCAACTGCTGTAGGAAGAGTTGTTAGTTACGACCAGACCACTGGGGTTCTTAAATTTTGGCAAGATAGAAGTGTTGCAGGATTTAATACGGTTGGAACAGCACAAACTCAACCCACGTATGGATTTGATTTAACAGAATTTACATCAACTCCCGGAACAGGTGGAAGTGTATCTATCACTCCATCTACTGGTTCAAATTTAAATATAGATGAAAACTTTACTGGTATATCTACGGTAATAAATAATCGTACTTACTATCTTGGTCAGAGTTTTACGAGCGGTGTTGCCAACCCTGAGGTTAAAAAACACTCTGGGAATATTATTTACGTTGACAACAGACCATCTATAACAAGATCGTCAAACCAAAAAGAAGACATAAAAGTTATTTTGCAGTTCTAAAGAATTATGCCTCAACAAACGAATCTCAACGTAGCGCCATATTTTGACGATTTTGATCCCGCTAACGATTACCACAAGGTATTATTCAAACCTGGATATCCTGTTCAGGCAAGAGAGTTAACAACTCTTCAGTCTATACTGCAAAATCAAATTGAAAAATTTGGACAGCACTTTTTTAAAGAAGGTGCTAAAGTAATTCCTGGAAACACTGCATATACTAGATTATATTATGCAATTCAATTAGATAATAATTTCCAAGGGGTTCCTGTATCTGCGTATGTAGACCAGTTAGTTGGAACAAAAATCACTGGAGTTAGATCTGGTGTAACCGCTGTTGTTGATAGTATTATATTACCTGAAGATTCTGAGAATGGAAATATAACCCTTTATATTAATTATTTGGGTTCTAGTACAACAAACAATCAAACTCAAACATTTTTTGATGCAGAAACATTAACTTGTAATGAAGTTATTATTTCTGGATTGCTTGGTAATACGACTATTCCTGTTGGATCTGCTTTTGCGAGCACTATAGCATCTAATGCTGCTGCAACTGGATCCGCTTTTTCTGTAGAGAATGGTGTTTACTTTATTAGGGGTAGTTTTGTTAATGTTAATAGAGAAACTTTAGTTCTTGATCAATATAGCAATACTCCAAGTTATAGGATTGGTTTTTTCGTTGATGAGGAAATCGTTACTGCAGATTTAGATGAATCACTTAATGATAATTCTCAAGGATTTAATAACTATGCTGCTCCTGGTGCAGACAGACTTAGAGTTAGTGTAAGTTTATTCAAAAAACCTTTAGATGACTTTAGTGATGATAATTTTATTCTACTTGCAACTGTAATTAATGGAGTTATCCAAACTGCCTCTTTACAGACAAATCAGGCAGGTGGATATCTCAACAAAGACTGGACTGATATTCTAGCAAGAAGAACTTTCGATGAGTCTGGACATTATTATGTAAAACCATTTGATGTTTCTGTTGCAGAGGCACTAAACAATCAAGTTGGAAACAATGGAATATTTAATGCAGGTCAATTTACTCCCGGAGGAGTAACTCCTACTGATAATCTTGCTCTTTACAAACTTTCCCCCGGAAAAGCATATGTAAAAGGGTATGAAATTGAAACTCTTAATACAACATATATTGACGTAGATAAACCAAGAACTACAAAAACTTTAGAAAATCAAAATTTCATTTATAATACAGGTGCAACTTTCAAAATTAATAGTGTTTATAGAGCACCTACAGTTGGAGTTGGTAATACTTTCGTTGTAAGTTTACGAGATCAAAGAGTTGGAGTTAACTCTGAAAGTGCTCCAGGAAAAGAAATTGGTCTTGCAAGAGTATATGACTTTAGACTTGAATCTGGATCTTACAGTATATCTAATGCAAATACAAATCAATGGGATTTGTCACTGTATGATGTACAGACAACAACTGAAATTGCTTTAAATCAGTCACACACTCTAACTGTCCCCACTTTTGTAAAAGGAAATTCTAGTGGTGCTACTGGTTTTTTAAGACACCCTGTAAGTGCAGGAACTGCTGTTACTGTATATGATAGTAAGGGAACTTTTGTTGCTAATGAAAGACTATCTTTTAATGGACTTGAAGATGGAAGAATTGCTATTGCAGTTACTGAAAATAAAATTTCTAACGTAAAATCTGTATATGGTTCTTCAAACACTTTAGATCTTGCTGATGGAATCACTGGAATTAATACTTTTAGTGCAAATGTACTCCAATCCAATAAGTTTACAGTTGGTATTGCTACCATTAGTCCCAAGTCTGGTGGAGTTAGCACGATTACTGCTCCAAATCAACTGTTTCCCGGAACAGTTATCAAAGAAAATGATTTAGTTAGGTATACTGATACTACTCCAGGACTAACTGAGGACCCAATTATTGCCAGAGTTACTGGTGTTGGCACTGCAACTGTTAGTATTGAAGGTGTTGCTACTGTTTCTGGAATTGCAAGTGGATTCTTACCTGCAACGACCTTAAATGTTACTGATCTACAAGTTCTCAATACAGAACTTTCCAAATCTTCTGATAATACTTTATACACCCTTTTACCAAAAGCAAACGTAGCAGCAGTAGATATTGCTGAATCTGCTATTACTATTAGAAAAACTATTAGTGTTGATATTGCATCTGAACAACTCTCTGTTGCGGCTGAAGCAGGAACTAATGAAACTTTCCTTCCTTTTGATGATGAGAGATATGTTCTTATCAGATCCGATGGAAAAACTGAACAACTTAGTTCAGATAGATTTGAACTATCGTCAGATGGAAAATCTTTGCAGATTAGAAATCTTGGAACTGATAATAGTGGAGCAACCCTGATTGCCACTCTAAGAAAGACAAATCCAAAGTCTAAAGTAAAAATTAAAAATAGAGTAAAATCTATCATTGTTGATAAATCTAGACTTCAGGGATCTGGAATTGGAACCACTACACTTAATAATGGTCTTACTTACGGAAACTATCCATATGGAACTAGAGTTGAAGACCAATTAATTTCGTTAAATTCTCCAGACATTATCTCAATTCAAGGAATCTTTGAATCTGCAGATACAAGTACCGCTTCTGCTCCTAAGGTATCCCTTCTTAACATCATTAGTCCTTCCACAACCACATCCGATATGTTAATCGGAGAAAGAATAGTTGGCCAAACTAGTGGTGCTGTAGCAATAGTTGCGGAAATTGTAGATGCATCTACAATTTCTCTTATCTATAAAAATGAATCTGTGCTCATTGAAGGCGAAACTATTGAATTTGATGAGTCTAATATTAATGCTAGAGTTTCTGTTTTAACCACACCTAGTTTCAATATTTCTTCAAACTACACATTCAGAACTGGTCAAGAAGAAACTCTTTATTCTTATGGATCTATAAAAAGAAAACTAAAGAGCAGCGCACCAGTAAACCAGTTAAAGGTTTACTTTACCTCTGCGTATTTTGATACAACTGATAATGGTGATATTGTAACTGTAGATTCTTATAGAAACTTTGATTATTCTGAAGAAATCAAAACAGTTAATGGATATAGAACCAGTGATATTATTGATTTAAGACCAAGAGTTTCCGAATATAGTGTTGCCGAAAATGTTAGATCTCCATTAGAGTTTGCAGGGAGAGTTTTTAATGGGGCAGGACAATCAGTTCAGCATATTTTAGCGTCTGACGAAGCTATTACTGCTGATGTTGATTACTATCAAGGAAGAATTGATAGAGTTTTCCTCTCTAAAGATGGAAGATTTCAGGTTGTTTATGGAACTCCTTCTGATGATCCGGTAAACCCAAATCCTATTGATGATGCAATTGAAATTTGTACTATAGAATTGCCCCCATATCTCTTTAATGTTAGTGACGCAAAACTAGCATTTAACCAGCATAAGAGATATCGTATGCAGGATATCAAAAGACTTGAAGATAGAATTAGAAGTCTTGAATATTATACTACTCTTTCTTTATTGGAGAAAGAAACTGCAAACTTATTTGTTTCTGATTCAGAAGGTTTAAACAGATTTAAATCAGGATTCTTCGTAGATAATTTCTCTGGATTCCAAACTCAAGATGATAGTTTTGATATTAAGAATTCTATTGATATAAAGTATAACGAACTTAGACCAAAACATTATACCAATTCGGTTGACATGATTCTTGGTCCTGTTGTTGACAGAGACCCTAATGCAGATTCTAGTGTTGCTGCTATTGAGGGTAATAATGTAAGAAAAGGAGATGATGTCCTAACTCTTGATTATGCTGAAGTTGAATATATTACTCAAGCATTTGCAACTAGAACTGAAAGTGTTACTCCATTCCTTATTAGTTTCTGGAATGGAACCATGGAGTTAACTCCATCAACTGATAGTTGGGTGGATACAACTCGTTTAGAAGCAAAAACTATCATGCAAGAAGGTGACTATAATGAAACTTTTGATGCACTTGTAGCAAATGGGGAAATTGACCCTCAAACTGGGTTTGGTCCAATTCTTTGGGATTCTTGGGAAACTAACTGGGGTGGCATTACAGATGAAACTTCCACTAGGAGAAGAGTTATTAATAATGGACCAAACACCATTCATCGTCAAGGACCTGGTGGTAGAGCTAGACAAAGTAGAAGCACCAGAACTGTAACTGATCAGGTTATTGAAGAAACTCTTGTAAGTAGAGTTCAAAGTGGTGTTCAATCTAGAGATGGAACTAGAACTATTGTTACTGAACAATTTGATACCAATTCTCTAGGAGACAGAACTATCAGTAGA